CCAAAAGTTGGGCAACGCCTTGATCTTGACCCACCATGGGGAAGAGTTCAGCATATGCGCCATCAGCACCCGAAAGTTTGGCACTAGAAGTACCAGTGTAGCGGGTATCGAGGTATTGGTATCCAAGTTCCTTACCACCAGCAGCGGCTTGAGGATTAGGAAGAGCGGCATTGGCATTGGTGCCAGAACCGTCAACCCCATCATTACCGAGTTGGTTAGCGAGGTACTTGTAACGTAGAGCGAAAGCGAGGCCAACGGGACCACCCATTGGTTGAACGCCAACGATTTCGTTAGTAATCAATTCGGGGAAAGTACGGCGAATCATCGGGATGAGGATCTTGGGAAGACGGGCATCACCTTGTGCATAAACGTCACCAGCAGGGTAGCTGTTGGGGAAGTTGTTTCCTGCACCACCAAAGCCACCAGAGTTAACACTTCCGAAAACGGAAGAGCTTCCACCAGCAACGTTTGATTCCTCAATGCACCAGCGTTCTTGGTTCTCAAGAAGCATAGCGGTATTAAGGCGGGTATGATCGTCCTCGATAGCGGCAACCTTATCTGAAGTATAGTTCAGAACGGGCTTCCACTTCTCAAGAAGAGCCTCAGCGCGAGTTTGGTCAATATAGGCTTGTGTAGGGCGTATAGATTTCATGTTCGTTATTTGTTTCTCCTTTTTGTTCGATTATTCAGATATTAAGTTATTTAATATCTCAGCTAAAATTAGTATTTGGAAAGTTCTTGGAGGTAGGGGTTCATTTGAACCTGTCCCTCTGGTTTCACTTGGGTTTTTTCCTCAAGGATTTGAGGAACATCGACGTTAGTGGAAACTGATTTTTTAATTGCACTTTCCTTTAGTTCGTGTATTCTTTCATTCTCATTCTTATTGAAGAGATTGAGAGCATAATCAAAATTCTCATTGATGAATTCGGCACTCTTACCCTTCATGATGCGATTGATATAGTCTTTTTTCTTATCGCTAAGTCCTGTGGCCTTTTTCTCAAGAATGAGATCGGAAGCAATGTGGTTGAAACGCTCAACAAGAACATTGTGATCTTTCTTGAGTGCTTCATATTTTTCAGTGGCTTCGTCAATTTGTTTTTTACCATCGATAATGGCGGATTTGACAGCTTTCTTTGCAAGGGCGGTGTCCACGCCGAGAAATTCTTTGATTTGTTCAAGAACGACTTGTGCTCTGCGATTGCTGACGGCTTCTTGAATTTGGGCTTTGGGGAGAGCCTCGTCAACATATGCATCAAGATATGTGGAAACATCATTGATGATATTTGATTTGAAGGAACCAGCCTCACTAACAATGGCGGTTTGATATTTCTCAACAATCGACTTGAGTTTTTCACCGTGATTGATATCAATTGCTTTTACAACCTTTTGAAGTTTCTTGGTGTGATCTTTGTCGATGGCTTCCAAGAGATGTGTTAGTTTATTAGCATAATCAGTGTCTTGCTTAACAAGAGCAGATGCTACTTGAACTTTTGCCTTTTCCTCAACAGCTGCTTCAAACGAAGCTTGGATCTCGTTGAGTGCTTCTTCGCTAAGAAGTTCCTTAGTTACTTTTTTTAGTTGCTTTTTGATATCCATATTTATTATGTTTTAAATTTTTGCAATCCTTTGTGCGATTTTGGCATTTACCTTGTCGTCCACAATTGCTTTCAAATATTTATGCGCGGACGAATAATTTTTTTCAGAAAGATGCTTTAAAAATTTAGAAATATTAACTTTTTCTTGCACGGTAATTTTATTTAGTGCATTGCTTTTATTTTTCTTGCATTTTTCACAATTATTTTCACAATCTTCACAATTTTCTTCATTAGCTTCTTCTTCAGATGCTTCTGGCTTTGCTGGCTTTTGAGTAGATGCAACTTGTTGTTGTGATTTATTTGCACCACCATACATATTTTGAACACTTTTTGAAAGAGCACTTCCTACTTTTGATAAATCTCTTATGAATGGATTGGGGGTGGATTCAGCTGCTTTTGTTGGAGCTTGCTGTTGTGGAGCAACAGCAGGTTGTTGAGCCGTTTGTTGCTTTTGAGCTTGTTGTGCAGCTGCGGCGGCGTTTGTTGGCCCTTGTGCAAGAGTTCCTGTTTGTTGAGGAGCTTGCATTTTAAATGGTTCCTGTGGTGCTTTCATTTGCTGAACAGCCTGAACACTTGGAACGTTTTGAGCATTTAATTGAGGAGCAGGAGCAGATGCTGGTGCTGATTGTTGTGCAGTTGGTTGAACATTTACAGTTCCTTTTTTCTGGGAATATTGTTTTCCGTAGACCGCATTTGCAAGAGTCTTTAGATTTGCATCTTTTCCAACTTCTTGTCTAGCTTGTCTTAGGATTTCTAAATTTCTTTTATCCGTTGAAGAATTTGGATCATATGAAGATTTGTGCAGCTTTTGAAGCATTGTCTTCTCTTCATCTGTCGGAGCTTCTGCTTTTTGTGCTGGTTGTGCAGCAGGTTGTTGAGGTGCGGGAGCTTGTGGTTGTGCAGCAGCTTGTGGTTGAGGAGGTGTTGCAACAGCAGATGGCTTTGGAGCTTCTTCAGCTGGAGGAGGAACGCCTTGCTTTTTGGCTTGTTGATTTTGAGCGGGTTGTTGTGGTGGAGGCGTTGCAACGGCGGATGGCTTTGGAGCTTCTTTTGGTGCTGTTTTCTTCTCCCTTTCGCTCAATTGTTTTGTTGCACTATTTAATTCTTTTTGTAACCCTATTTTACTTTTACCATCTGGCATTTTGTCAATCACTGCCTGTATTCTTTGAAGCTCGGTCATTCCTTGTTTCAGACGATTTACTTCGTCTTGTTCAGCTTTTCCTGTTAAGATTTGTTCAAATAAATTCATTTGATTGCTCCTGAAATTTTTCTTTTAATTTTATTTTCAACAATATTTTTAAGATATTTGTTGGCCAAAGAATAATTTTTCTCCGACAATGATTTCAAAAATTTCGCAATATTGACGCTTTCTTTATATTGTGCCTCGGAAGTAGTGCTAGTATATTGATCTGTTACATTTTCAGTTTCAGGTTCCCCAACTTCTTGCCATCCTTCTTCTTCCTGATCGTCTTGATCTTCGAATGGTTCTTTTAAATTTTTTGGTCTTATGGTTGTGGTATTTCCGGAAATTACAGTCTCGTATTTGTCTGTTACATTTTCCTTATCACCGGAGCTTCCCATTTCTTCCCATCCTTCATCATCACTTTCTTGTTCATCTTGATCGAATGACTTTGTAACATCCCCAATCATGCTTTTAATTTGATCAACAGTGTATGATGTCCCGTCATCTGCTGTAACAAGAGGTTGGGCTTGAACGTTTGCTGGAATTGTTTCTTGAGTTGTTTCGACTTCTTCATATCCACTTTCATCATCAGCTTCTGGTTGCTGTGCGGGTTGTGGTGCAGCAGGAGCAGCTGGAGCGGCTTGGGCTGCGGGTTGAGAAACAGGGGCGGGTTGCGCTGCTGGTTGCTGTGGTGCTGGAGTAGTAGTGGGGGAAGATTGTGCTACATTTTCTCCACCAGAAATTGGAGTTCTTTCTTTTGTTCTGGGATTTTCCAAATATCCTTTTTGTGCAGCTGGTTTAAGAAAATTCTGAGAAATAGAAATCTTCTGATTTGTTGGCATTTGATCAAACTTTTTTCCTGTAAGCTTTTCCCATGCTGTTTTTGCTTGCACCCATTTTGGATCTTTTTCCGCTTGCGATGTTGCAGTTCCTTCTACTTCTGTTGATCTAACAGCTTCTTTCAAAAGAACGTTATCCATGTAAGAAGAGAAAATGTTACTTGTATCTGAATTTTTGCCCATAATATTTTATTTATGTTTCTTACTGTCCAAGTTTTTGCAAATTAGCAATAATTTGTTGTGCATTTGGGACATTTGCTGCTGGTGCAGTTGTTGGAGATGTTGTTTGGGCTGGAGTTGTAGATGATTGTGCCTTTTGTGCAGTCATTGTCGCAATCATTTTCTTATAAAATTCTTCTTGTTGTTTGTTTCCTTGTTGGATTGCATCTGCCAAACCCTTGATTGCATCCGAAGAAGCATCGCCTTCTGCGGGAGCCTCCTCTGTTGGTTTTTGCGGTTGTTGCGCAACTTGTCCCTGTTGTGGGGCTTGTTGTTGGTTTACTGGTGTTCCCTTTGTAGAAACTCCTGTAATAGAAGACAAACCATCTTTTGGTGTTGTGGTTGGGGCTTGTTTCTCGTCCTTTGGTTGGGTTGAAAAAGTTGCCTCTCTTAGAATTTTATTTACAAAGTCATCGAATAGCATATGATTATTTAGACGAATCCTTAAATACTTCTATGAATATTTTTGAAGCATACAAAATCATCAAGGAATCAAATGTGAATAGATTCCATGGTGCGGGAATCGTTTTTTACGATGGGGAAAGAATTCTACTAGTTAAAAAACCAAATAAAAAATGGGGATTTGTTGGTGGAAAACCAATTGAACAAGAGACCCCATTGGAAACCGCAAAAAGAGAATCCAAGGAAGAAATTGGAACAATCAAGGGAGTTAATAAAAAAGAACTTGAATTTAAAATTCGTGGAAACAAGTATTTTACTTACATCTTCAAGGTAAATGAACCATTCCACGACATTACTCTTTCAGACGAACATATTGATTATTCTTGGGTTAAATTGGAAAACTTGGATAAATTAAAAATTTCCAAGATTTTTGAAATTTGCCTTCCAGTTATCCTGAAAGCACTAAAATCTTTGCGTTGATAGTCCACTAAAGCTTGGGAATTTACCCAATGTTCCCTGCATTGGTTTGACATTTTCCAAGTCTTTCTTACCTTGTTCTGTCCAGTCTTTCCAAGTTTGTGGAATGTCACCGGAAGCGATTACTGTGGCTGCTTTTGCACCAGCGGCTGTTCCTTTGGCTGCTTTTTTAGCGGCTGATGCGATTGCCTTAGATGTTGGTTTAATTGCCTCCTTCGCTTTTTGTACAACTGTTTTTGTCGCTCCTTTTACAGTTTGAGCACCTTTTCCGACAATTCCTTTTTTAGCTACAGTTCCCAACTTTCCTGTTGCTTTTACAACATTTTCATTTTTAGAAATAGCACTTCTAACGTATCTTGCTCCTTCTCTTGCAATTTTGGTGCTTCTTCCACCCAAGATTGTGAAGGGCATTGTTAAAAGTTTAAATGGAAAGGTAAGAATTCCGAGCGGCAACCGTACGCCGGGTATTACGGAAATCTGAGCAGCTAAAAGATTTAAAAAATAAATATCCTCGTCTTCTGTTCCCTTATTTTTTTCATACAAATCCAGAGCTTTTCTGTAATAGGGCCAAGACATAACTCCAGTTGGTTCAAATACAGCCGCAATTTTATACCATATACTTTCACTCAAGTTGTTTTGAATATCATCCACATATTCTTTTCCTATAAAACTTGTAACATATTCTCCAATTTTATCCGCAACAGCATCTCCAACTTCTGCCAATGTTGGTCCCAGATATTCTTGTGCTGCCGTTCCAACTTTACCCGCAACATCTTTAATAGCACCCCATGTTTTTTGAAGACCTGTTTCTTCTACCTCTTCTTTTAATGATTCAATTTCTTCTTCTGAAAAAGATTTAGAAATAGAATTCACGTAATCAGCAATTTGATCATAAATTCCACCATCGGATGAATATTTTTGAAAAGATTCGGATTCATACTGTTCCGGATCGGTTTTAAGTTTATTTGAAATTTCCTCTTGTGTTTTAGTAACAATAGGCTCTGGATCAATTTCTTCTGTTTGATCCTGTTCAAAAATCAAACTCTCCAAAAGTGCATTAATCGTATTATCAAACCTAGACATATTGTTATTTAGAGAAGCTCTTCGTTAAATTCCTTAATTGCGTGTTTATATGAATCCTTTGATTCATTGTTTGCATTGTTCGTATATTGCCAGTTCCAACAAATGTCGTTCTGAACATCGAATCCGTAAAATTTAAAGACTTGTTTTTGGGTTTCTATTACATTTTCTCCATTCCAATTTTGTCCTGTAAGAATAATTCCAGCTGAAATATTTCCGACAATATTTGATTCTCTTAGAGTGGTATGTCTATTTTCAATCCAACATAGTCTTTCTATAAGTTTTTGATAGATGGCATTGGTCTGACCCCAACGAACAGAACCAAAAAATACAACACAATCGGATTCAAAAAGAGGTCTGGAAATTCTCCAAAGCTCATCGTCCTTATGGTGCAATGAACACCAACACCTGTGAAAACCTGTGGGATTCTTTGCCTTGTCTTCTAGAACTGCTTCTTTTTTTCCACATCCATTTCCATTTGCACTGCTCACATTTCCCTCACAATTGTATATGTTTAGTTTTGGAACTTCCACGATTTCTATCTTTTTCATTCCAACCATTTCTTGAATATAATATGCAATTTGTGTGCTTTTTGGAATATCGTCTACATTTTTATCATAACGATTCGATGTGGTCAAAAATAAAACTTTCTCTTTGTTTTCCAAAAAAGATATTGTTTTTTGTATATTATTTTTGAATTCAGAAGAGGCCGATTCGTTTATGTATTTAGAAAATGACATCATATGCTTATTGGGGCAAAGCTTTTTATATTTAATTGATTACTAAGTCCAGTGTTTCCTTCTTTTGTGGTTCCAGCGACTTCTGGGCAAGTTAGACCGTTTTCTATCTTTTTAGCTTCTATTGGTGATCCTCCATCTATTCCAGATGCGCTTCCTCGCATTGCCTCATATGTTGGAGCAAGAGTCAATGGTATATTTCTAAATGCATGGCTATGGGGATATACGAAAAAACATCCATCATCGGCCTTTTGTCCACTATCAGTTGATACAATTGGAACGGGATTATTTGTAATTTCTATTGTCTTTTCCGATCCATCTATTTTCGCAGTAAATGTAGTTCCTACGGCAAGATATCCAATTTTTAAAGAAGAATTGGGATCAGCTGTTCCATACAATTCGGATTGATATTCGGTTTCCTGTAGAGACATTGGAGCAGTAATGTGTTGGACAAATAATTCACCGTGAGCCATGATACCCCCACGGCATATTATATTGCCATCCACAGACAGATTCGGTTTTACAAATACTTGATTGGAGGATTGAATGGCAACATTTGATGCTTTGATGGAAAGAATGTCATCTGTTGCAATGTTTAAACCACTTTTTGCGCTGATGTTTATTTGTTCTCCGGTGACTTCTGCGATGGTTCCGTGAATACTCATGACTCCGGTGCTGCTGAAATCGATTCCACCGGAGCCTCCTAAGATGTTTATTCCGTTTTGAGCATCAACGGTAAACTGTCCACCTGGAAACCTATCAACGTGTACCTTTTCCACCACCGCTCCCACCACTTGCGATGGATATACCCCCTTTGCTCCGTCTAATTTCAACCCAATATCATGTGCCGAACCCTGATTGTTAACTCTCACGCTATCCAAATCATTGGATGCACAACCAATGCTCAAGAACACGTCCTTTGTAACGTTTAGGGTCAAGCTTCCACCCTCTCCTAAATCATTTTCAGCCTCAAAGAAATCTTGAGCCGAGTTCAAATATAAATTTCCAATCTCTTCTTTTCTTTCTTCTTTTGGAAAATTCCCACCCATCGATGATGGTGATTTCCCACTACCAGAACAAACTGGACAGTCTTTTGTTTTGGGGTATTGCTCGTCCTTTGCATCTTGGATTTCCAGCTTAGTTTCTTTTCCAAGAAAAGAAAAAATATTTCCCTTTAATGTGTCCAGCAAAGAAGTTTGACCATCACCAATCGTCTTGCTATTCTTTTCATCACCATTTCCTCCTGTAAGCGTTTTAAACGATTTTCCCTGACTACATGCTGGACAGGGGGCGTTATCTCCACCCTTTTTGGCTAATGGGGAAGAATAAAAACTATCACTTCCTGAATTTTGAGTCTCTGGAAGGCTCTTAACAGCATGAATATTTGATGCTGTATCTTTCCACTTTTGGGCAGCAGCATAATTTGCACTTCCTATTGTTATCTGAACATCTTTTTGCACAGAAACATTGGAATTGTCACCACAATGAAAGGAATGAGTATCATCTATTGTGGAGTATGCTGGACCTTTTACCAAACTGCTCTTTTGACCCATCACAAGATTCTGTTGACCGGAATTATTGAACTCGTTATATGAACCGCTGTCATGTGCAATGCTTAGAGACTCCTCATTGTCCGTTCCGTTGAAAGAAATACTACCACCTTTTTGGTTGATAGCCATCATGTTTCTTCTTTTTACATTTTCCGGATTCGCTTCCTGTGTTGGATCATTGTTTTCATATCCACTTGGATGGTTCGTATCATCATAAATCTGACCGTATGTGGAGGCGGACGGACTATATCCAAAAACAACAGGTGTATTTGGGTTTCCATCTAGGAAAAACAGCCAAACCTTTGTATTGACTTGAGGAATGCCAAACATTCCCTTTGGTGCATTATAAAAAGATTGGGTATTGTATGTTGCGCCTAGCGGATTTGGATTGTCTGAAGAAGAGGAGAATCGATCCGATGGTGGGTTTGCCTTAACTTCCGCCCCTGCTGGTGCTCCGGTTGACCCATCGTCTTCTGCAATTTGATTTGCATAAGATGGACTGTCAGAAATTGTTGCCTTGTTGGATGTGGAATTAAATGAACTATAGCCACCTCCGGTTATTGGAAGAGAAACTTCTGCCCAAGGGAGCTTGAGCTTGATTTTCTCCATGTATTTTGTGAGATCAACTAGATTTGGGTCTTTCTTTTGATAATTCGTTCCAAATTCTCCGAAATAAAATTCCTTATCGTGATCACTTTCTTCCAAATCAAGCAAAGAAAGGTGAATGTGTGGAACAAATACTTTAACTCTTCCTAACTTTTGTGGATCATTGTTCTGAACAATTACTCCTCTATAAAATCCATTTAAGTTTTTCATTCAGTTACCCCCATTGCTACAAGTTCCGCTTCTCTTTTTTCAAGTTCTTTTAATCTTTGCATGGCTTCCTCTTTTGTTATTGTTGTTTTCGTTTCTGCTGCTTTCTTTTTAAGTTTTTGTTTATCTTCTTTCTCTTTTGGCGAAGGTACAGTGACAGTTGCAAGAACATTTCTTTCTGGATGAGCCTTTAAATATGCTTGGGCTTTCTCTTTTGTTTCAAAATAAATGGCAACTGTTGGGTTTTCACCTGATGTTGTTATACCCTTTGATGGAGTTGCAACATCGACAGCTTCTCTTTCTTTTTTATCGTCTGCGAATTTCACCTTGCTTCCAATTATAACCTTGGAATTGTCAACTGCAAGGCTGTAATCATCTTTTAATTTGTTTCCGGAATTGGCTTTTTGTGCCGCCGCTTCCGGTAAAGCACCCTCTCCTTTCCCCCAATATACTGTTCTATAAACTGTAACTTTTTCTTTTGATGGGTCATCTGGATTTTCTTTTGGTAAAAGATTCTTTCCACTTTCAATCACACTCTTAAACATTTCAACATAACCAGAACTGTCCAATTGGTCGTTAATTAAACTTTGAGTTGCAATTAATTCTGCTGTTTTTCCAGTAAGATCAAGTGTAGTGTTTAGTGTTGCATTGACAACTCTTCCATAAAAATTGGGATCAGCAAGGTCTTTTACTTTTTTAGGAGAAAGTTGAGCAAAACTTTCTATGGTATTGGATGCGGTTTTTTGTAAATTTGCGAGGTCTTGGACTTCAATATTGAGTCCTGTTGCGCTATTTAAAGAAGAAACTGCTAAATCCGCAATAACAGAACTATCGTTTTGTATATTTGTGGATAAGTTTTTGAGATCATCGTAAACTGCTTTTGCTTCATTATATACATTTTCGACTTCCCCTTTGAGGGAATTGAAAACTCCTGTGATCTCATTTTCCAGATAGCCCTTGATATCTGTTAGACCATTGAACAATGCATTTTGCAATTCTGTTAAAGAAACAAGACCTAGTTTACCATTTTCATCTGTTTTTATAAGATTTTCTGGTAACAATCCTTTTGCAAGTTCGGAGAATTCGGATAATTGTGGTAAATTCGATGCACTTGTCAATGCATCAATAGATATACTACCATCCAATTTATTTTGTATTCCGTCTAAATCTTTTAGAAAATCAGGCGCATTAAGATTCACATGAATTATTTAACGCTGCGTTTGGGAAATGGAAATATAATTATGGTTTTTCTGGCCAGACAACCTCGGAAGGTTCTGAAAAGCTTTGAGGAAGATCTCTGAGAGCTTGTCTGTAGGTTAGCCAAGCTTCTTTAGAAGGTTTTGGAGTTGCATCAGAAGCAACAGACCAATCAGAGTCTTTTAACAAGGCATCTCGTTGTGATCTAATTTGTTCCCAAGTAGGAGAAATTACTGGAGGAACAATTGCTATTGGATATCCATTTTGATCAGGAACGATTTGCTTTCCTTGAGATTGTTCATTCAAAAGATTAGCATGTTGTTCTTTTGTAATTTCAACGCAATCTGAAGGAATATTTGTTCCGTGAATTTCTGTGCCATAAAAACCCTTTGTTGTTTTTGAGTAGTAAATCATAAAATTAATATCCTATTGCAAGCCAATAAACAGCATTCGATCCAGTTGACAAATTAATGTGATACGACACTATATTAAAAGCAGTCGCAAAATACGTAGAATGCGCCATCGTTTGTACAAAAATTAAAGCAGAATTTTGTGGTGGGATATTAGGAGCCGATGTGCCAACTATATTCAAGCAACTCGTGGGAAATGCTATCGGAAAAGTTCCTGTAAACGCCGTTCCGTATGACACCATTGCTACTCCCCACTGAATAATCAACCCGCCTGGTAATTTTTGCCAACCGTTTTGTGAGAGAGATTGATTAGTTCCTGTAAAATTAGATTCTTTCAAAAATATATTACCCAATTGAGTTGACATTATTCCACTTACTGCATTTGCAATTGTTGAAACTAGATATTTCCTCTCCCCGTCGGGTACCGCAGTGTCAAAGCCCACGAGATAATCATTGCTTTGAATTGTTGAGGTCGTTCCCTCTGTAAAGCTATCAAAATTAATTGCCATATAATTTTATTTATATATAAAGTTTCGTTTTTTTCAAAAAAATTAACTTAGGGTCAAAAGATACTTCGTTTTGTTAATAACAGCAAGCATTTCATCCTTCAAATTCAACAAATCGCTGTCTTTTTCAGGATTCAATCCATCTGGAAGTGTAATTGTTAAAAAATTAATAATTTCTTCTAGTGCATCAGAGGTTTGAATATCTCCTTCTGAATAAATTGTAAGATCAATTGTGGAGAGATTTTTTCCATATTTTCCAAGCATTACTTCTACAAATTCGTCGATCATGTCATTTAAGCTATCGTATGCTTTTCCAAGTGCTTCGTGTTTTGCAAAGGAATCGGTAGACCAATGATGAAATTTAATTTGATTTAGTATTGTTAACAATCCTTGAATTATTCTTTCCATGGGATTATTTAGCGTTTAACTTCTAAATAATATCGTGGAGGAATTTTACAAAAAGAATTACACAATTAAAACAGACAAATCAATTGACCCATATGAGCCATCTTTTAGGGTTACAATTCATAATTTGTCTGGAACAAATGTAACAATTAGAGGAGATATGTTTCAATTCACCACATTGAACGGTCTTTATCTTTCTTCTAATAATCCGTCAATGTCTTCAATTGAATTAGATTTATACACAGAAATAAAATCAATCAGTGCAAGATATCCCTCAGTTTACGGCTTTCCTGTTTATGAATATGATGTATTGGATAATGGAATGCTTTTACAGTTCAGATTACCGGAAAATCTTTTAGCTGGAAATTATGATATTCTTTATTTTAACGGTGCAGGATATGCAAAAGCATCAAATACTAAAAGATTTACATTTTTTCAAATCGTATCTGGAATCGAATTCACACCAATTCCTACAATTTCACAAACTCCAACCCCTACGGTCACCATTACATCTACTCCAACAATTACACCAACGAATACGATTACACCAACACCTACAATAACTCCCACGGTTACTATTACCTCTACTCCGACAGTAACGCCTACTATTACGCCTACTATTACGCCGACTGAAACCCCAACAGTAACCCCAACCTCTACAGTAACGCCCACAGAGACGCCCACTCCTACACTAACGCCTACTTCAACTCCTGATATTTGGAACCCAGAAAAAATATCAACGGCTTTTTGGTACGATGCGTCCGATTCCTCCACAATAACATCAAGTGGAAGTGAAGCAACTCAAGTTCTGGACAAGTCCGGAAACAGTCATACTCTCACAGTGAAATCTGGACAATCTGGTCCATTTACTGGAACACGAACACTTAATGGGTTAAATGTTCTTGAGTGGACTGGAAACAATTGTCTTGAAAATACTTCATTTACATATAATCAATCTACAACACCTCTCAATATCGCAATAGTGATCCTAGCCGATGAAAGTACAACGCAACACTTTATTTTAGCGGGAACAACCACCACAACAGCAGGAACACGCATGTCAACGAGAGTCACCGTTGGTGATGTGTGGGATGTTCTAGGCGGTTCAAATACAGGTGTGAATCAAAGGATGTTAACTGGACCAACGGTTATTGGAGATCAACCATACATCATCTTGCCAAAATACAATGGAGCATCTTCCGCATGGAGAATTAATGGAACTCAAACCAATACCGGAAATATAGGAACGAACTCGTATACTACTCTTCAAGTGGGTCACAATGAAGTTGAAAAATTTGATTTAGATGGCTATATTGCAGAAATGGTTGCATTCTCCGATAATACACAACAAGAAATTGTAGAAGGATACTTGGCGTGGAAGTGGGGATTGGTATCGAATCTCCCATCAGGACACCCATATAAAAACATAAGACCCTAAAATTTAACAGTTAAAATAGCAACATAGGCATAATTATAAACTGGAGTTGTTTATAGTGAAAAAATTATTGTTGAAAGTGCTTGATTGATTCTTTGATTTCTCATTTTAAATATAAACATGTTTACTTGCAAGGTTTGTGAAAAAGAATTTGAATTGAAAAGCCAATTGGCGGGGCATTCAAATTTGCATACAAAAACCAAAAAGAAATTGGAATATGAGGCGAATCCAAGATTATGTAAGGAATGTGGGGGAATTATTCCTTATTCTTCTTTAAGAAGAAGAAATAAAATGGTTTTTTGTGGAATCTCTTGTAGGTCTAAGTTCTTTTATAGGGAAAATCCGAAATGTTTATTGAAAAATAAAAAAGTTTCGTAAAAAAGCATTAACTAAATGCTAAATAATTACATGTTTAAAACATGTACAAGATGTGGAGTTGAGAAAAATGTTGAGGAGTTTTATAGAAAATTGAAGGGTAGTGAAGAAAGACGTGGCGATTGTAAAGTTTGTGTAAATTTGAATAATAAAATATATTCAAAAATAAATTTAAAAAAAGTTAATGATATAAAAAGAAAATATGTGGAAAGACATAAAGACAGAGTTAAACAATCTAAATTAAAATGGTTCGACAAAAATCCGAATTATAAAAAAGAATGGGCTGAAAAAAATAGGAAAAAAATTAGAGAAAAAAGTAATTATAGATATAAAAACGATGTTTTATGTAAATTACAAAACTCTGTTAGAAATAGAATAATTGGGTTTTTAAAAAGAAAAAACGTAAATAAAAAAAATAAAACTTTTAATATTTTGGGCTGTTCTCCAGAATTTTTAAAAGAACACATTGAAAAACAATTTAAAGAAGGAATGAGTTGGGAAAATTACGGACTATATGGGTGGCACATAGATCACATCATTCCTTTATCTTCTGCAAAAACAGAAGAAGAGATTTATAAATTAGCCCATTATACTAATTTACAACCCTTATGGGCTAAGGATAATTTAGCGAAAAGTAAAAAAATAATTACTTAATTTTCTTTTCTTAATCCAGAGGAATAATGATGAAATCTATCGTGTTCAATTGGACTTAATAATAATATTCCAGCATTAATTCTACCCTTAATTGTTTCTTGAAATACTTGGGACATAAGGGTTTGCTCAAATGCATGTGCAAATTTAGTTTCAAGATAACATTTATAATTTCCTTCTTTGGTTAAAAGAATAGGCCAATTGCAAAGAAAGATTTCTCCAGTTGCATATGGTAATCCTTTATGACATTTTATGTTTTTAAATTGAGTCAATGGGGCATTTGGATCGAATCCCTGAACTGGTAATCTTGGATTTTCGGGCCAATGTTTTGCTCTGAATTCTTGGGGCGTGTTATACCAAGCAATTTGAGTTGAATTTGTAGAATAAAATTCACTAAAACTTAATTTTAAAAAATCAAAATTTTCTTTTTTTACAATTTCCAAAGATTTTTGATATAAATTCGGACAGTATCTATTGAATCCACTTTTACAGGTAACTTCTTTATTTGCATATAGTTGCATATCATCTTCAAAAAACAGGTATGCGTTCAAATCTGTCTGATCGAAATGTTCTGCAATAAAAACTCTCCCCCCACAGATCCCAATATTATCCTTTTTGATATGTTCAAAACCATATTGTTCACAAAGTTCCACATATCGTGGAGTCGTGGTAAGATCAACCGAATTATCCAACAAAAACTTTCTCGGTTTATTGATAAAGTCCGCATCATATTCCAACATGGACTTGATCAAGGTTTCAAATTGTTCAGGACTATTAAAACTAATCACATATAGTCCTACTTTCTCAATATCAATTCTCTTTGAGATTTCTCCAGTTTTCTTTGGGCAAATATTCTTGACTTCAAATTTATCATTTTTCAAATCCTCGCAGAATTTGGAAATCAAACCATTGGATTCAATTTCAACATAATCAATCATTCCACATTGTCTATAGAGTATAATACTGAATATAGATTCTTCTGTCCCCATATATCCATCATTCAAAGTGCTCGACAATGTTCCATGATAAATGGTATTAATTTCAGATATTGTGTCTTTTGGTCCTCCGAATAACCCTCCTCTGCAAACCAACTTCACATCTTTTCCAGCATAGTCATTTATTTTAGGATAAGGAAAACCATGAATTTCATTGTTTGGTTCATATGGAAATGCAACAAATCCAAATCTATCAAAAACCTTCGGTAGTTTATTCTGAACCTTATCGTGTGTAAAATATCCAGAATGAACCGTATTTGTTATGCCAGCATCGATCCAATACATATGACTTGAATTGAAACGATCCATAATTCTAGCATCATTGAGCAAAAATACTTTGGACATCACAAGGGGATTGTACATTTCCAATGTCGCTTGCGTTGAATCTTTCAACCATCCTGCTTGGTTATACCAATTTGGGCTGTTTCTTATATTTTGAATCTTATCGTAAAATTCATTTTTAAACCAGTTTTTACTTCTACAAACAAATTGAGTATTTTCCGGACTTCTGTGTTGGAAAACAAAACTTTCCAGTTCCTGTTCTCCAAAAATAATCATGTTGTTTTCAATTTTTAGGAGTTCAGATAACTTGGAAAGATAATGATCGAAATTTCTAGACCAACCTTCTTTCAATTCTCCCCTGCCGATGTCCCAAAGACCCGTTACAATTGTCACGTTATTCATTTTTTGATATATAATTTTTGCCTTCCTTCAAACAAGAGATTATAACCCAATTCCAAAAGTTTTGGGGAAAGAAATGCATCTTTTCCAACTCCATCGATATCAAAATCCGTGTCATCAATTAAAATTAAATGCGTTTCCGCTAGTTTTTCTTTTACCACTTCAAAACATTCCAAGTGTTTTTCCCTATATTGATCTGTTCCTGTATCCCATCCATCTAAAAATAAAACATCGATTTTTTTATCAAATTTCTTTAAAAATTCAATTCCATCTTCTGGGATATGGAGATGAAGATTATTTGGAAATTCTTTTCCAATATTACCAAAAGACCAAATGGCTTGTGTTTTTGTGTGGGGATCAATATCACATGAATAAACATCAAATCCTTCCATATTCCACACGATTCCACCATGACCATCAGCACAACATGGCGGGGAAATGAAAGGATCGATATTTTCAGAATTATAATAATCCAAGCATTTTTGTGACAATGCGAATCTAGTCGCTCCAATTTCCACAACAGTTTTCATATTTAAGATTTTCGCAATCTTTGCCGCTGTTTTCAAGTAAGGAGCGGGTTTACTTCTCACAAAATCATGATCATGCCCAGTCAGTGAAAGGGTCTTCCAATATTTTTTAGGAATACTTTCATTGAATTCTTTTGCTATTTTAAAAATTTCCTCAATCATAAGGGTTTAATATACCAATCTCCAAAAACTTCAGAATAATTTAATTTTTCATATCCGCAATCATTTGTGAATTCATTTAAAATTTGTTCTGCTTCCTCATTTGTTAATACATCTCTATGATTGTGCTCAAAAAGAATAAAAGGTTTATCTTTCATTTTTTGAATAACATTTTTCATCGATTTGATGACATTGTAATCCCTATTTTCTGTATCGATTTTTATCAAATTAACTTTATTTAAATTATCAATGTAATTTGAAAGTAAATTTTCAGCACTTACCATTTTAACTGAAATTCCACCGTGTTCAGTCATTTTAGATACTCCCATATCGATGTGATCATCATTTGAACCCAAAATACAATCAATTGAAAATTGAGTTTCTCCATCTTGGTCGGAAACCGCAAAGTCATATATTTTACAATTCTGAACATCCTTGAACTTCTCTTTCAAATAATCATTAAGCATGGGGGCTGGTTCTACCATGACAACACTCTCTATTTCATATTCATCTTTCAAGACATCGTAGAACTTTCCGACATTTGCGCCAATATCAATATAGTTAAGTTTTTTAACCCCTTTTGGGTTGAAAAAATTTCTAATATAAGAAACTTCGTTCATTATATGTTTCTGAATCAGTTCATTGTCCCATTTTTTAATATAATCTTGCATTGTTCAATTTTTCTTTAAATTTATCGTCAATGACAGTATTAGCAAGCTCGATTTGTTCTAAGGTCAATTGTTTTGGATAACCCTCAATATAATATTTTTCAGAATCTTTATTATAATCTTTTGAAAGAAGAACATCCCCCTTTTCAACATTGATCCAAGTTTCGCTTTTTTTATATTTTTTTTCTTCTCTCCAATTTAAAACCTCAGTTATTTTATTTAAAATGTCGTTTCTCTTTTCATTTAATAAAAGATCTTCATATTTTATTAAAATCAAATTTTTCCGGTATTCTTCTTTCAACAAAAAAACCCAATTTTCATAAAATTGCCTGTAACAATTGCAAATTAAATTCAAACTTATATTTTTGTCCGATAAAATAAAATCTTTTTCTGTTTTTATGATTCTGTTTTGATCTATTACATCTTTTTTGGTTTTTGTTAATGTGATAATATGTTCCCCATCACTCGGTCTTCTAAAAATAACGGATTCCAGCCAAGTTAAATCATTTTTATATATCACAAACAGTGGAACGTCTTCCATTTTATCCGGAACTTTTATAGAATGTTTCCAATGCTCACTAAAATTGCAATTTGTATTGAGCATTTTTATTTTGGAAAAATTAATATGTAAAAGTTTTGCCAAATAATTGGTTCCGCTTCTATGTAATCCAAACAAATATATTTGGTTTTCCATTACTCAATTTCCTCTATTTGTTTGAAACATTCTGGAATAAAAAACTTAGGTTCTGATTTCAATATTTCAGGATGATTGCAACCTGTTTTCATCAAGGCATTTGAATGTTTCACTACAGGAAATGTTGTAACTCCCTGAAACTTATACCATTCATCATATGTTTTTACTTTTTCAATATCAGGCTCATATGGAACAACGTATTTTTTTATTCTTTTATGTTTAAAATAAAAAGACATCAAAACATCATCTGATTTGGTTTTTCCAAGAAAATCATTAAAAAAATCTTCTTCAAAATATCTAACAAAATAAGAAGCTGATTTATAATGCTGCAATTCCTTAACTCTTGAAATTTCACCCACACTAATAATCCAAGAATCCCGCAAATCTGCGAATTTAGGAGGAACCAGACTCCTTCCATCATATAAAATAACAGAATTTTCCAAGATATTATGGTATTTCACGTGTTCATTGACCATATCTGGGTGATAAACAAGATCATCGTCAACAACAATCAACAAAGTGTTTTTGGATTCCCTTTGAATGGTCGGAACAACCTTTGTGGATGGGCCGAAATCCTCTGTACGGAATATTTTTAAATGAGAAAATGCTTCACATTTTTCATTCAACCATTTTGGAATTTCATATTTTTCACTAGTGACCAAATAAACATAAGGAAGGTTCAAATGAACTTCGTAATTGGAATTGTTTTGATTGCAAAGAGAATCAATAACAGACCTGAAACCATCATAAACATCATAATTTAGTCTATCTGGAACGGTTGTTAATGTGATTACAATTTTGTCAATCGGCACTGGCATGGTTCATTTTGATATCTCGATATCCTTCTTTGGAGATATCGACAATATCGTTTTTATATCCAACTCTTATTTTATTTAATTCTCTGATTGCAATCGCCCTTCTCCCAACTTCTTCCAAACCAAGCTCACCCTCTTTTCCTTTTCTGATATCGGATTCCAAGTCCCAAATTTTACCATTCACATCGATTAATTTTTGAATATAATCTTCCATGTTTTGGTATTTCTTTATTTCGTTTCCCAAATCTTCAATTTCGGATTGATTTTCCGCATTTGCTCTTTCTTTTTTAAGCAATGCGATGGAATACCTGTCACAAATCTCGCTTATTGGCATTTTCATAGTTTGCCTGTAATTCTATCGCACCATCCTTTGGATTCCGAGTGCGGCCATACCACCCAATTTGTAACTTGTTTTGTAGTTTGAAATTCTCTCCACACTTTGCAATACTTGTCTGGATCGTTCATCATTCTTGCAATTTCATTTTTATCAGCATCTTTTCGATACAATGTTTCACCGGAATCGTCATGGAATGCAACAACCCAGAAATCATAATCTTTTTCAGGAACGCTCGCATATTGAATATCTATACAATGCTTGAATACCCTTGCGAATTGTTTTTTCCAATTTTCAAATCCTCCAAGAGATTCAATGGAAGGATTTGGTGCGTCTTTTTTGTCCAATGTATATTGTTGAATTGATCTTTCGGAAAACAACAATCCACTATATTCCTCATAATCCCTCAATGTTCTAACATTTCCAAAACCATATTTTCCTTCATGTCCTTCTTGGGTAAGTCCATCCATTCCAAAAAGTTTTCTATTTGTGAAGTGAGAGTGGTTATTTTTAATAACCCATTCCTTGTCTACATCCCATTGCTTGGTTCTCCCTTTTCTCGTATATTCGTGCCAAATAACAACTCTGTGAGTATGAAACAAATCATAACCATGTGTAAATGCCCTCACTCCAATAGAAATTTCCTCACCATGAAAATAATATTCAGGATTGTGTTGAACTTCTTTTGAAAATTCACCAAGAGTAAAACAAAAATGAGCGGAATAGAATCTGGCTGGAACAGGAGAATTCAACTCTTTCCAGTTTGGAATTGTTTCAGGTAGAAAGAAAACAGCACCTTCTGGAATGAATCGATCAAATACCATTCTCCAAGGTTCTTGAATTCTTTCGGCGGGATCGTTCTCTGGATTAAAAGATGGAACATAACCAGTCAGAAGTGGCTTTTTATGTCCCTTTTTCTGCAAATCTTTAACCATTTTGATTAAAGTTTCGTCCCAATTTGGAGTAAATCTCATATGGGAATCTATTTGCAATGTATATTTTTCCCCGTCATATTGTTGTTGAACGAGGTTTCTAGCCCAACATACACCTTTGGATTCTTTGTGGGGGATATTAACTACCTTGAATCTTGTATCATCTTTCCACTTTTCCAAACTATCCGATTGATCATCTGGGTTATATTGTCTAGCAATAGAAAACACGAGATTTTCCGGTTTTTTGGCATTTTTAATACAATCTTCAATTGTAACAGGAAGTTGCGGGTCACAAAATGATGCGATTTGAATAAAGATTTTCACATTCCTATCTTAGAGGAAAATGTAAAAAAATCAAATTGAAACAGCAGAAAGTTCTCCGCTATTTGTGACAATCAAACGATATTGATCCCCGTTATTATCGGAAAGAATAATGTTGTCACAAACGAAATTACCATTAACGGTAAGATCATCGTGAAACACAGAGTCACCTGAAACAGAATTATTATAGCAACTGTCGATAAGATCGGAAAATGCGGATTGATCAGGATAATCTCCAGTTTCAAATAATGCCTTTAATTCTTCTGATGTTTTAATTGCCATGATTGTATTTAGTTTTTAATTTATGCGGTTCTTGGTGGATCGTTTTTATATGGGTGTCCTGATGGGAGACTTGATACCAATCCCCACTTCCATGCAAGATATCCTTCCACGATTTGTTGATTTGTATTATCTGAGAATGCGACCATTTCTGCGATATAACCATCTAAATCGCTGGCTTCCGTTTCATTATGGCCCAGTTGAAGAGTAGTATAAGAATTTGTTCCAATATTTCCGGTATTGGTCTGAGTTCCATTAATTCTCCATGCGGAAGTTGATCCGTTATATTTTGGTAGGATTAGATATGGTTGACCTCTGGTGGCGGCTGTTCCAGCTTGCATGGATTGGTTTACACCAGTATTTGAGCCTCCCAAAATTTCCCATGCATTATCAGCGGCGAGTCTCATTGACATGCGTGTTCCTGCTGTTGTGGTGGTTGTTCCCGCTAAAATAAAGTGTTGTGCTGTTCCGCCGTCTATTTGAAGAATGATAGCAACATTCAAAGGTGTTGCGGATTGATTATATGTAAATGAAGCATTTTCTAAACAATTATTCCCAGTCCACTCAAGAACATTTAACCCATTAAGTGTTCTTGTTCCAGTAAGTGGTCCAGATTGTCCAGATTTCACTGTGAGAGTGTGGATGTTTCCAGACTTATCGAGAACTTGGGTCGCTTGACTTCCACTTGATGTTATTGTAGAGGAATCAGATGCATCATACCAGAAAACCGTACTTATTTGAGACGGTTCCCACAAAGCGTTCGGCGTCATTGTAGGCGTTGGAGTGTTGGTCGGAGTTACCGTTGAGGTTGGGGTTATGGTGGGGGTCGGGGTTTCTGTTGGAGTTACACTAGGAGTGACTGTATTTGTTGGACTTATAGTCGGAGTTACCGTAGAAGTCGGAGTTTCTGTGGGAGTATTTGTTGGCGTTACGCTTGATGTTACAGTTGGTGTTGGGGTTTCAGTTGGCGTAACGCTTGGAGTCACGGTTGGCGTGGGTGTTTCAGTTGGCGTAACGCTTGGAGTAATAGAAGGTGTAACGCTTGGAGTCACGGTTGGCGTGGGTGTTTCAGTTGGCGTCACACTTGGAGTGTTTGTTGGAGTAACTGTTTGAGTCGGTGTAATTGTTGGAGTAACGCTTGATGTTACAGTTGGTGTGGGTGTTTCAGTTGGCGTTATACTTGGTGTCACGGTTTGTGTTGGCGTTAATGTCGGTGTTTCCGTTGGAGTTACGCTTGGTGTGACCGTTGGGGTTGGCGTTACACTCGAAGTAATTGTTGGCGTAATGCTTGGCGTTATAGTCGGAGTTGGAGTCTCCGTAGGAGTGAGTGTCGGTGTAGAGGTTTGTGTGATACTGGGCGTTACGGTTGGTGTAATAGTCGGAGTAGGTGTTTCGGTTGGCGTAACGCTTGGAGTAACAGTTGATGTTGGGGTTTGTGTTGGGGTAATACTTGGTGTTATTGTCGGAGTGACAGTAGGGGTTACTGTTTGCGTTGGTGTAATTGTGGGAGTCGTGCTTGGCGTTACACTGGGCGTTGTTGTCGGAGTAGATGTTGCCGTTGGAGTGGGGCTTTCGGTTGGGGTAATTGAAGGTGTAACAGTTGTAGTAACCGTAGGAGTCACGCTTGTTGTTACTGTTGGAGTAGGGGTTACGGTAGATGTTGGAGTTTCTGTTGGTGTTATGCTCGGAGTAATTGTTGGCGTAACAGTCGATGTGGGAGTGATAGTTGGTGTAACGGTTGGCGTTGTTGTCGGAGTGATGCTCGATGTGGGGGTTACCGTTGGTGTTGTTGTCGGTGTGGTTGTGGGTGTAGTTGTTGGGGTGGGAGTTTCAGTGGGAGTAACGGAAGGTGTGACGCTTGAAGTAACAGTTGGCGTTGGTGTCTCAGTTGGAGTGACTGAAGAAGTCACAGTTGGGGTAACGGTGGGTGTAACAGTAGAAGTTGGTGTAATTGTGGGGGTTGCGGAGGGGGTATTGGTTGGAGTAACGCTAGGTGTTATAGTGGGTGTAACTGTTGGCGTATTTGTTGGAGTGACTGTTGGGGTCGAAGTCTGAGTTGGTGTAATTGAGGGGGTTACGGTTGGAGTAACGCTCGTTGTAACTGTAGGTGTTGGTGTTTCAGTTGGAGTTATCGAAGTAGTCGGGGTTGGAGTGACGGAAGATGTGGGTGTAACGGTCTGAGTGGGCGTGGATGTTGGTGTTTCAGTTGGCGTTGTTGTTGGAGTTACTGTATTTGTCGGCGTGACAGTTGGGGTAATTGTCGGGGTCGTGGTTGGAGTTAAAGTCGATGTTGGGGTTGTTGTGGGAGTGAGGGTTGGGGTAACTGAACTGGTCGGAGTTGTGGTTGGGGTTATAGTGGGCGTGATTGTAGGAGTTACGCTATTGGTTGGAGTGATCGTTGGAGTTGTGGTTGGGGTAACGGTATTGGTCGGTGTTAATGTGGGTGTTGGTGTTGCGGTTCTTGTTGGCGTTACAGTAGGAGTTACACTATTTGTCGGAGTAACTGTATTTGTCGGAGTGACGGTCGGTGTCGGCGTTGGTGTTGGTGGAATTACCAATACTGCACTCAATGAACCATTTATAACTTCCAACGAATAAACTCCACCATAAGAATTCGTTAACAGAATGTTGTTGGGATTAAAATCTCCAACAACGGATAAAGATGCGAAATATGTGGAAGATCCTGAAACAGAATTGTTAAAACAAGAATCTACCAGATCACGGTAATCCGTCTGATCTGGTAGATCTCCATTTTCAAATCTTGTTTTTAAAAAATCGCTACTTTGGTTCGCCACTTTATTATTTAGGGCGAGCGGAGAAAAATCACTCAGGCATATAATGTTTTTCCAAGAGTTGACACATTCGCAACTCCGTCATTGATCATAACAGTCTCAACTCCAAATGTGTTATCTTCTCCCAGAGAAACGATACCAAATGCATTTTGCCAATTTGGGGTCGCGGCATAGAGTGCGGACAATTTGCAAAGACATCCCATTTCATATGCATAAATTTGCTTGTCTTTTCTTTTTCCAATGGATGGAATTCTTTGGGCAGTAAATCCAACCCTGTGGGTGTGTCCCATGATGGAACTTTGATAATATTTTTCAAGTGTTCCTCTGGCGGATTGACCACCGTGTTTTCTCACAACATCTCCATGAAGAACAACAAGATCATCATTGAGTTCGACATAATCCGCCATTTGAATTTTGTCCTTGAAATCGCCAAGGAAAATATTCTCGTAGCTCAATGTGTATTTGATTTCTGGAAGGCATATCAGTTCTCCGATTCTTTCGCTCAAATAACGCCACCAGCGGCCAAATGTGGAGTCTCCGCTATGGTTTCCGTGGATTTCAATAATTTCAGCACCTTCGGAAACTTCCATGAGAGAATAGAGAAATTCGTGATATGCGATTCTTTCATCCAAAAGATTGAATTGTTTGCGAATGTCTTTTGGATATCTGGAAATGGCAAGCATGTCCAAGGAATCACCATTAATAACAATAGTTTTTGGTTTTAGCTCATCAATAACAGCAAATGCGATATCGATGGATTTTTGACAGTGCATTGGAAAGTGCAAGTCATTCATGATAACTGCAAAATCGTTCAATCCACTCTTTGGAGTATTAATCTTTGGTGCTTTTAGATTGATCGGTGCAAGTTGTTCCAAAAATACCTGAACATCGAAATTCTTTTTATCAAGTGATTGTCGGCCTTGAAAGGTTGTTAGGTTTTCATTTTTATGTGCAATTGGACCATCACTCCTTTTGCGATCATTGAACCAATCCCAAACCGTGGACTTGGGGAGGAGCAATACATTTGCCGCTTCTGCGACTGAATAACCTTTTTGTTTCATCTGAAGAGCTTTTTGCTTCAGATCGATTCGGGATTTTGGATTTATCATATGAATGATGTTTTAGATATTAACAGGAAATCTAGGCATGTCAATGTCTTTTTTCAAATAGTGCATCCGAGATGCCCCGCCAACCCTACCCCTATTTGTAATTATACTCCTTCTAAATTTTAGTAATAAATTCTTTCTCTCACGTTATTTACTGGTTCGTCGTATCTTTTTTTATTTTCAGTTCTAGTGCCTCTAACCATATAAACAATAATTGTGTCAACGATTTCCAAAAGAACTGCCAAAAGAAAACAAATGAGAGCGGTAATTTCTCCTTTTAACAATGCACCAAAAGATAATTGAATAACATTATCTGATTCAAATTTTATATATTTCGGTTCCACATTGAGTTTGGAAGAAACGATATTGATTGAATTGTTTAACTTTACAGAGACATCAGCAAGTTCAATGAAACTTTTCGCCTTGTTGACTTCAAATATCAAACCATCCTCACCTAAAAGTCCATCGATTGATTTAATGCCTTGGTCAATGGATTGTTTTTTTGTTTCGTATTCTTTTTTGACTTTCTCAAGTTCTTTTTCATGATTTTGTCTGAGTGTGTTTTTTTCCAATTCAGAAGAAGAT